ACTATTTCTCCCAGATGATTTTTTGAGAAGTGAAACTCCTCCATTTCATTATGAGATGGCTGATGCTATTGATGACCATAAGTGTAAGCAACTTGCAATTATTTTACCTAGAGGTCATGGTAAAACTGTTTTAACCAAAGCTAGCATCATAAAGGATTTTGTATTTTGTCCTAAAGATGATATGCATTTCTATGCTTGGGTTGCTGCCACACAAAAACTTTCCGTTGGCAATATGGATTATATCAAATATCATTTAGAATTTAATGATAGCATAAAATATTATTTTGGTAGTCTTAAAGGAAGGAAATGGACAGAGGAAGATATAGAAACTTCAAATGGATGCAAACTTATATCGAAGTCTAATGTTGCAGGTATTCGTGGAGGAGCAAAACTCCATAGAAGATACGACCTGATAATACTTGATGATTTTGAGCATGAGCAGAATACGATTACTCACGAAGCTAGGGCTAAAAATGCTAATCTAGTTACGGCTGTTGTTTATCCTGCTCTTGAACCTCACACTGGTCGTCTTCGGGTTAATGGAACTCCAGTTCATTATGATAGTTTTATTAATAACCTTATTATTAATTACGAGCGTTATAAAAAGGGCAAGGGGTCTGACGACTTTTCTTGGAACGTAATTACATATAAAGCAATATTGTCTAATGGTGCTCCTTTATGGGATTCCTGGTTTCCATTAAAAAAGCTAGAAGAGAAAAAGAAGTTCTACCAAGACTCAGGCACACCATCTAAATTCTACCAGGAATATATGATGGAAGTACAATCAGCAGAGGACGCTGTTTGGCTTCGGTCACATATAAAAGATTGGGAAGGTTATTATAAGCATGAAGACGGAGTCAACTATATTGTCATTGGCGGTGAGAGTACTCCGATTAACACGTTCATTGGCTGCGACCCGGCGACGGATATTGATACTAAAGAGTCTGATTTTTCTGTTATTATGGTTATTGCTGTTGATGTTGATAATAATTTGTTTGTTATTGAATATGAAAGACATAGGAGTATCCCAACTATTGGAGCTAAAAGACCAAATGGTGAACTTATGGATAAGAAGGGTGTAGTAGATTATATTATAGATTTATACAATAAATATCATTGTACATCAGCAACGGTTGAAGATGTTGCTATGAACCGTTCAATCTTTCAAGCATTGAATGATGAGAGGAGAAGACTAAATAGATTTGATTTATCAGTAATTCCACAGAAGCCAGGGGGTACACAGAAGAGAAATAGGATTTATAGCGGTTTAAGTGGTAGATTCAGTATGGGAACAGTACATATTCGAGAGAATATGTTTGATTTGATTAACGAAATCGTTACTTTTGGTCCGAGAATGGCACATGATGACACTATTGAGAGCCTCTATTATGCAAACTTGCACTCACATCCACCTAATTACTCCCAAAATAAGGAGAAAGTGTGGATGAAGCCTAAACGCAAGTCTAGACATTGGATAGTAGCATGAGTAGGAAAGGGGAAATGAAATAATTAATAAAGAATACATCGAAGCATTTGAGAAAGTCATAGGACACGAAGGTGGCTATGTGAACGATAAAAATGATAGAGGGGGCGAAACTAAATATGGAATATCTAAGAGGGCATATCCGAATGTCGACATTGCATCACTTACCAGAAACGATGCTAGAGAAATTTATTTTAAAGATTATTGGAAAAAGAATAGAGTCGAAGAACTTCCAAAAGATATACGATTTTGTTATTTTGATATGTGTGTTAATATGGGTGGGAGTAGAGCGTGTAAGATACTTCAGCAGACGGCTAATGCAAAAGGAGCTAAGTTAGTTGTAGATGGAAGAATAGGTAGAAATACTATTAAGGGTTCACAATCGGTTGGACTTCAGCGTCTAAAATCTTACAGGGTTCTTTACTATGCTAGAATTGTTATAAAGAAGCCGTCTCAGGAGAAATATTGGTATGGCTGGTTCAGGCGAAGCCTCTAATGGTTTTTTATGTTCAGAGTGTGGAGCCTGCTGCAGGATTGCTGGAGAACAAGGCTTTATGCCACAAAGAGGAGATGGAGCATGTCTATATTTAACCAAAGATAATCTTTGTGAGATATATGACAAAAGACCAGAAATATGTAATGTTAAGACAATGTACAATAAAAAGATAGATGAAGGTAAGTTATCTTCAGAAATTACTGAGATAGACTATTATAAGATGTCAACAGCATATTGTCACGAAATGATAGACTTACTTAATTTGGATGAGAAGTATAAAATAGATTTAGCAGATTATGGCACGTAAATCAAACATAAAAAAAGCTGGTGAGAACTATCAGCTATGGAATAGGGCGAATACTGCCAGCCGGAACAAATGGCAGGTAGTCGCTCAAAAGGGTATCGATTTTTACTTAAATGAACAGCTATCCAGTGCTGAGAAGGATACCCTATTAGAATCTGGTATGCCAGATTTTATTATTAATCGTATAACCCCAATTATAGAAATTATGAAATATTTCGTTACTGCTAATAGTCCAAGATGGAAGGCTGTTGGAGCTGAAGGTAGTGACACTGATATTGCTCAAGTACATTCTGATATAGCAGATTATTGCTGGGAGCTTTCCAATGGGAAGTCTTTATATAGTCAGGTGGTGTTGGATTCTTTAACTAAGGGAATTGGATATTTTCATGTTGATGTAGATGCTGATGCTGATTTAGGTCAGGGTGACGTTATATTTAAAAGAATTGACCCTTTTGATATATTTGTAGACCCAATGAGTAGAGATTTTCTTTTTAGAGATGCTGGCTTCATAATGGTAAGGAAGATATTTTCTAAGACTCAATTAAAACTTGAATTACCAGAATATTCATCTAAAATAGAAAAGGCAGAAGGACAAGCAGAACTTCTCAATAATTCTGAAACCGATTTTAGGGATAGGGACAGTATCATAGCTGAAGATATTTCAGGAACATTTAAAGCAGATGGAGAAGATGAAGAGCTAGTTGCTTTTTATGAATGCTATAGAAAAATTAAGATGGTATACTGGAATCTTCAGGTTAAAATACCTCTGAGTGGAAAAGATTTAGCTGAAGCAAATAAGACTGTAAATGATGAAATGAAAGCATTTCAAGCTGAAGCAGCTGTCGCTATAGAAGAAAAAAGAGTAGAGATGGCAAGTGCAGTTGAATCTGGTGAAATTATTGAAGAAAGAGCAAGACTTGAAATAGAGAAGGCTGAAAAACAATCACAAGAAGCTACTGTCTTATATAGAGATGAATTGATGGCAAAAAAGAAGGAGGTTGCAGAAAATATAGAGAATAAGGTTATCAGCGATAAAGAATATAAGATGATGATGGAAAACAAAGAAATGGCTTCCAACATTGTTCAGGCAGTAAAATTCAATCAACCACATATTAGAGTCACTTGCAGTGTTGGTGATGAGACATTTTTATATGAGTACACATTACCATTTAGTGAATATCCAATAGTCCCAGTCCCATATATGTATACTGGTACACCATATCCAATGAGTGCTGTTGTCCCTTTAATTGGTAAACAACAGGAAATTAATAAAGCTCATCAGATTATGATACACAATGCTAATTTAGCTTCTAACCTTAGATGGATTTATCAAGAAGGTTCAGTTCCAGAGGAAGAATGGGAGAAATATTCATCATCCCCTGGGGCATTATTAAAATATAGACAAGGATTTGAAGCCCCTACCCCAGTAACTCCAGCTGCTATAAATAATGCATTTTATACTATAACTCAAGAAGGAAAGTCAGATATAGAATATATTAGTGGTATTTATTCTTCTATGATGGGTAATACTAAAGACCAACCTGAAACTTATAGGGGTTTACTTGCTAACGATGAATATGGAACTAGAAGAATTAAAGCATGGATGGGAACAATAGTTGAACCTTGCTTGGAGCATCTTGGAAGAGTATTTAAAGAAATCTCTCAAAAAACATATACTGTTAATAAAGTATTTAGAATTGTACAACCAGAAGCTGGACAAAGTTCTGGCAATATACAAGAGAAGGAAGTTGAAATAAACATTCCAATTTATAACGATTATGGTGAAGCGATTGGCAAATGGATGGATTACGCTTCTGCTAGATTTGATATAAGAATAGTAGCTGGAGCTACATTACCATTAAATAGATGGGCATTATTAGAAGAATACTTTAAATGGTTCCAGGCTGGATTAATAGATGATATTGCTATGTTGGCTGAAACAGATATTAGAGGTAAGAAGAATATTGCAAAAAGAAAGTCTCTATATGCTCAGATGAAGTCACAATTATCACAAATGGAAGAGCAGATAAAAGACAGTGAGGGAACAATTGAAACATTGAGTCGTCAATTAGTACAGGCTGGTATAAAAGATAAAATTAAATCTGGTGAGATGGAAGTCAGAAAGGACTTATTAGAGACACAGGCTCAGCAGAAAACATTAAGAGGCGTTATGAAAGGCGAAGTAGAAAGCTTTAGAAAAGATTTAAAAAGAGAGGTAGATAAGGCTAGAGATACGTCTTCTGCTACCTCAAAAAAATAATTTGAATTATTGATGCATATTACTTTAAATTACAGTAAGTAAAGGAGAAAAAATTATGGCAGATACTCAAACAACAGATTCGACAGTTGATGTTGACTCTGGTGCTGAGGTGCTTGGAATGACACCAGCTGTTGGCGCTGACGATTCAGGAGCTTTTTTTGAAGCCCTTGATAAAGAAGTCAACAGTATGGTGTATGAAGAACCCTCACAGACAACCTCCGAAGAACTCGTGGATAACAACATGAGTGAGAGCCCTGTAGATGGTAGAGCAGCTGAAGTAGAAACATCCCATAACCCGGATGCAGGAAATGTTCAGCAACGGTACGCAGCTTCTAGTCGGGAAGCAAAGCGGTTGAGCGGTCGATTAAATGAACTGGAACCGTATGTACCTATACTAGACGCTATGAAAGAAGACCCCAATTTAATTACTCATGTGAGGAATTACTTTGAGGGTGGTGGAAATGCGCCTAAAAGTATGAAAGAAGAACTTTCACTAGATGAGGATTTTTTGTTTGATGGGGGAGAAGCCTTTGATAACCCTGACTCTGATTCTGCAAAAGTTTTGAATGCTACCATTGACGGACTCGTACAGCGAAGGTTGTCCGATTATGCCTCGCGGCAAAAATCAGATAATATACGTTTGAGTAGAGAGAGTGAATTTCGCTCTAAATATGAAATGAACGATGACCAATGGGGGGATTTAAAAGAATTTGCCCAGAATAAAAAGTTAGATTTGGAAGATATCTATTATCTGAAGAATCGTGACACC